CATATTTCGAAAAAACACACAAAAAAAGCATGTTGAGTTTTGAAAAGCCAAATGACTTTCGAAAAAAAAAGCAAAAGTGAAATTTACTACATTCATGTAAGCGCTAACTGTTTTTTTGGGCTATTTTCCTTCGCTACATATGTAGGCGATTGCCTACATGCCCCTACATGAGCTATTCGGAATTGTTCGGTTTTGAACAGGCATGTAGGCAATTTTACCTACATGGAAAACACATAAAAGCATCCCCCGAATTTCGGAAATCCACTTTTGAACATGTATTCGTGTAATTCGGGGGATAAAATTAGATAATCTATATTATTTCTCAATAAATTTGGCTACATATATTATATTATTGATATATACGTTTACATAAACGTCTACATCAATGTAAGTAACTTTACATGAATAAAAATCAATTACACCGACTAAAAAGAAAAATGAGACAAACTAAAAAGAAAATGTAATAAAAACATCTTATTTAACTTTATATAATGAGAATAAAGTTAAGTGAAAAATACCAAAATGAACGAGAAGATATTTGTAAAAAATTAATTAGTATAATTGAATTAGATGAGAACAAATCCTTTTTGTTATGTGATTTAGATAATGATATAGCAAAACAAAATAAAATTATAGAAATGAAAGATGATATACAAAAATATTTCGCTTGTTCTACCATATCATCATTCAAACCTAATTTTGAATGTAAGCGACCATATTTGAATATTATTAGGAGCATACTACGGCAACAAGATTATAATTTTATTGGAAATGATTATACAATAAAAATAAATAACCTACCAAAAAAAACAATTAAATATATAATATTTAGGGAAAATAAATAATTGCGGTAAATTATTTAAAATAAAATATTTAGTAAGTATATAGAATGGTAAAACGGAAAAAGAAGGATACTTTCCAAGAGTTCCGTTCCACAGAGAAATCTGCTTACACTACCATCAAAACCACACTCAAATCTGTATTACATAACCATAATGATGTCCAACCGGTCATAACCAATTTGGTTTTTGAAATGAATGATTTGATGATACACTCTTACCAGTTTATCAGGTTGTATGTATTGAAATGTTATAATGATAACCAACATTTACCTGAAATAAATGAAAAGTTCATTCTGTATTGTATCAAGGTATTAGGAGAAAAAACGAATAGTGGAAGAAAGGAAAATGATACATCTATGTTAGACACACTACAAGAGTTTTATGATACGGAATACCAACCTTTACTCAATCACGAAAAGACACCATTAAAAAACAAATCCAATATGCTTCCATATTTAGCAACACAACTACATACTTCCTTATCTAACAATACACAAGAACATTTTATTCAACATTTCCTTCGGTTCATCAATAAAACCACGAAGGATATTACAGAAGATAAATCAGTTTTATTCAAGTTCAAGAAGCAATTATTAGAATGTAGCGATGAAACATATGCTATATTTGATGAATGGAAACACACCCATTTACCGAATATCCTTCCTGAAAATATCAAAAAGTCGGTTCATTATAATGTGAAAGTGGAACCTTTTGATTTTTTGAAAGGTATGTTGTATATGAATGCTGTATTGGAAAAGGAAGACCATAAATTATTTCAACCTTTACCGCTACGCAATAACATTATTCCCAAGCATATCATTTTGGATACTGCGTGTATCGTCAATCTCTTCTCATTGGAAGGAAAAACGAAAACAGAATTATTCAAAGCAATCAAGGAAAATCAATACGATGTATGGAATAATTTGTTGAACTTACAACATAAAACATTCAAACGCAAACATTACCAATTCCATTACCAACTCCAAACAGATGGAATTAGTTGTTCTTTATTGTTTATTCGTAAGGATTTGAAAGATAAGAAATGGGGAAGTAGAGTTCCTACTTTACAAGAACAAGATTTTCATAACATAGAAGATTTATCCACAGAACAACTCAAAGAAGTCGCACCTCGTAATATTGTTGGTTGCGACCCTGGTAAAAGGTCGTTAGTGTATATGATGGATAGTAATGGTAAGAAACTTCAATATACGGCACCACAAAGGAAGCGAGAAAGCAAAGCAAAGACAAACCAGCGAATATTGTTAGTGGAAAAGAAACGAAATAACATCATAGAAAAAGAAACTCATTTATCCTTTCAAAATAGTAAATCGGTTGATTATGAAAAGTTTAAGGTGTTTCTGGTAGAAAAGGATAAACTCAACAAAGAAACATTAGATTTCTACCAACGAGATGTTTGGAGGAAAATGAAGTTTAGGCAATATAGTTATGGTAAAAAAAGTATGGATAAATTTCTTAATAAAATAAAGGAAACCTTTGGAGACAATATCCTAATTGGATATGGTAATTGGAGCAGAAGCACTCAAATGAAACACTTTATGCCTACGATGAATAAAGGATTAAGAAAGCAAATCCACAAAAAATATGATACAATTACCATAAACGAATGTAATACAAGTAAAAAATGCTGTGAATGTAATAATGATTTATCTTATTACAGACATAGTGATGGAAACAAGCAGTTTCGTCTGTTAGTATGTTCTGGATGCGTGAGACCCCAAGTCAAACAAATCGTATTCAAGACAAGAGACGCTAATTCAGCAATCAACATAATGAACTTAACAAAATGCTGGATAGAGAAGCAAGAACGCCCTGCGTGTTTTCAAATTTCGTCTTTCACCACTTCCAATATCAAAGAAGAAATGGAAAAAGTTAGACCATTGTAGGTGAAATTCCTACTATTGATTTTACACCACTTTAAATTTTAATGGGATTTTGTCTCATTTTTCTTTTTAGTCGGTGTAATATGGCGTTTACAAAAATGGTTAGTTTCATCACTAATTTTTGCACCACATTCATGGCCAACTCTTTTACCTGATTTCAATATAGCTCCACATGTTTTTACATATCCATCATTGTTATTAGTTTTTTTTGATTTGACTGAGGTAGTCATTTTCTTGGAAGCGCTGTTATGATGTGTTAAACAATAACAACTAGTTTCACCATAGTAGGCAGATTTAGAACACGTATTGCCCTTGTTTTTCCCACTTTTGAAGACATACTCACATGTATGAAATTCCATACAAAACTTTTCGGGACTATTTACACCAGAACAATATCTCATATCTTTATTTAGGCGAATATGTGGGAGTAAAAAGTCGTGTTTTTGACGACAATATGGGCATTTTATTTGATGAAATTTCAATTTATCAATGTTTAAATGAGAGGTTGAAGACCAGGTTTTCTGACGATAGACTTCCTTATATAGTGGATAAAAATTGAATTCATGTGAGCAGGGTAATTTAATAGAATTTTTATCAAGGGGTAAATTGGTCAACAAACATGTATTTTCATCAGTAGATTCATCATCACTATCTTTATTTAATTCGGCATAAAAATCAATATTATCACTTAATACAAAATTCATGCGTCTATATATATTAAAATTATAAACAAACCTTTATATATATTTAGTATAGAATGACAAGATACTGGGGGCCGTGTACATGGTATTTATTTCATACTTTAGCCGAAAAAGTAAAGGAAGAAAATTTTGTATCTGTTAAGGATAGTTTAATCACTATGATAAAACGAATTTGTAGCAATTTACCGTGCCCCGAATGTGCTGGACATGCTCAACATAAACTAGCATCATTAAATGTGAAAAATATTCGCAGTAAACGAGACCTTCAATTGATGTTATTATCATTTCATAATGAAGTAAACAAACGAGTAGGTAATCCAATGTTTACAGAACAACAAATGGATGAAAAATACAAGANNGCTAATACNGGCAATATTATTCAATATTTTTTACAGACATGGCAAAAGCCCAACGCGAATCCTAAATTATTAACAGTTGGGTTACATAAAAGTCAAGCACTAAAGGAATTCAAGTTATGGTGGTCTACAAATCATATTCATTTTAGACCGTAAACACATTACAGCGAATAAAAATAAAAATAAAAATAAATTGGGAAAGGTGTAAATCTTCAAGGATGTAATATAGTATAGTATAGTTATACTATAAGAATTACACATGTTTTATTTGAAAGGGATTCCTATATGTATTCGTCAATTAGAAGAGACCGATGTAAAATATTCATTTTACAATTTGATGACATTGTTATCTAAGGAAAATATTCAATTGATAAATACATCAACTATTGATGAATTACGCGATAAATTAAACTATAATCACAAAATATTTGTAATTATTAATGTAAATACCTCATGTGTTATAGGTACAGGAACTGTTAAAATAATGAATAAAAATAGCCTATATAGTGTATGTATTATATCGGATATCAATATTTACAAAGACTATAATAATAATAATAATAATAATAATAATAATAATAATGGCAATAATAGTGGTAATAGTACTAATGAAAGTGTAAACGATTTACATGAGATATTCCTTAAATATTTGATAGATTATTGTCGTTACCAAGAGAAATGTGTTAAATATATATTAAAAATATATGATGATAAAGAGAAAGAAAATATATTGTAATGTATTCATTTACACATTTGATAAATTTCAAAAATATATTTGTGATGTATTTCATGAAAATCAATATTCACAATTTACATAACAATCTTCATCTGTTTCCCTTAGACAATATTCTAACTGATAACCTATGGTATATCTGGCAACAAGTTCATTATGGTCTATTGGTAATGATGATTCATTGGCCTCCTTTTCCTTTTCATTTTCATTTTCCTTTTCCTTTTTATTATTATATTCGTTTAATTTTTTTACACTATTATCAAATACGCCAGTAAATGCGTCTAAAATGTTATCGTTTTGTTCTATTTTGTCAAATTCGGCAATAATTTCCGGATCAATTTTCAATCGTAAGGCATCCATACTTGCCTTTAGTTGTGTGTAATGTTTATCCTTTTCCAAATAATATGTGACCATTTTTTCTTCAATGTATAAACAATTATCTTCATTCTCTCCATCGGCTTCAAGTACAGCCTCTTCATGTTCCTCCTTGGATTCATAACAATCACTACAATAATCATTGTCCTCAATACTAGCACAACATAGACATGCTTTCCACTCATAAGATATTTCAGGAGTAATTGTAACTAAGTTACCAATATCACCGCTACCTTGAATACCAACCCAGAATTTTCCTTCAATTGCGCCATGATAATAACGACCCATATTTGTGTATATGTTTATTATTTAGATCACATTGAATATTTCAATTTTATTATTTTGAAAAGGAAATATTCAAGGGTGTAGAAGCGATACTAACTGGAATAAAATCCCGGTATACTGTATAATGGCTGATTCTAGTTATATGAAATGGAAAATTACAATTTTCTCTGCGTTTATTTTTTTGTTAGTTATACATCCTCAAACGTATAAGTTAACACAGCAAGTTTTTGGAAACATTTTAGGTAAAATATCGGAGGCAAATGGTTGTCCCACCACACGTGGTATAATTCTTCATACAATTGTCTATATATTATTGGTCCGTGGGTCTATGGACTTGAACCTGTTTTCAAAATAAACCATCAATGATGTAAAATGGTTACACTAAATAAATAATAAATAATAAAAATAATAATTTTTATTATTTCATAAATAACCATAATATTTATGCGTTTGCGGAAGTAGCACCAATGATGGTGCCATTTTTGTAAACCGAACATTTGAACGTCTGCTCTTTTGGTCTTGAGCAAACAACGTTATTAGAATCTTCTGCTCCAAAGAATAATAGGTCTTTGTGGTCGGTATTGTAAAATAAAGCAAACCATCCGATACCTAATATCAAGCCAACACAAACACCTAAGAATATTCCAGTAAATGTTGTACAGCCACCCATCATTTTAGTAACACCGTCTAGTACTAATAAACCGAATACGAAAATAATCACAGGATAATTGATACCAGAAATGTATGACATTGGCATGTATAAGTAGGCTAATGTAAACGCAATAAACATGCTATTAAATGCTGGACTCGTGTATTCGTTTATATTGAATGGAAAATCAATTAAATTACAAAAGTGGGGTACTTCATATTGATGTCTTATTTTTAAGGTATTAAGAATAATTAAATTGATTAACGAAGCCACTAACATACCTCCTAAATACACCATACCTTTGATGTCAGAATTAAATAGAGAAATCATTATTAAGCAAAAGGCTAATAAAATAGGCGCGATTGCTGAAAAAAATTGTAATAGATTACTAAAACTAAGTTGCATTGCCATATTGTGTGTATATAGTATAAAGACATTTATTCTTCA